CCCATAGCGTGGCGAAGTTCCGGTTCCCCTCCGCCGCGTACGCCACAGCATCCACGAGCCCGGAGAACGACGCCGAGCCCGGCTGGCGGATGATGTCCCGGGGCTGCTCGATCCTCGGGGGCTCGGTAACCAGGGCCACCAGCCATGACGGGGCGGCGAGCACCGGCACGTCCAGCTCAACCGCGTACGGCCCCTTGCTGCTCTGTGAGCCCGCGCCGAGCACGTACCCGCCCTTCTGTCCACCGTTGGTCCGTACGTCCACCAGAGGGGCGATGCTGGCCTGTGACGCCTTGATGCTGGGCGGCCAGCGGTAGTACAGATGCACACCGCCGGACCCGGTACGGACCGTGTACGTCTCCCAAGCCTCATAGGCCCTGGACCCACCGTACTTGTCACATATCGCCGCGTACTGCTCCCCGCCGTCACCCTCGGGCTTCACGTCGCAGTCAACGACCAGAAGATTGGATTGCAGGCACGCAACACCTATGTTCGCGAAGGGGTCTTCACCCCACCAGGCGAGGCACTGGTTCACGTCGTTCGTTGCCACCTCCGACCACTTCAGCTTCCACGGCTTGCCGGGAGTGGTGAGGTGGGCGACCTTCTCTATGTTGTTGCCGTCCGGGTCCACCGCACCCCGGGCGTTGCACGGGAAAACGTGGAACCCCTGTTGCAGCGCCCGGAGTACGTGTGGAAGGAGGGTCATCGTCCGGTAGCCACCCGGACCCGGACGAGGGTGCCCTTGACATGCGCGTCGAACTCGACACCGGCGGCCGCGTACGCCGGGTATGCCCCTGTCCTGATCCTGGACGCCATGGTGAGCGCGGACTTCTCGTTCGAGTACTCCCGAACCTTCACCCAACTGCCGGGCTTGGCCATCGCCTTGATCGCGATGTCCGGGTGTGAAACGCTCATGCTGCTGTCTCCTTCTTCGGGGGGATCTTACGGGGGGGTTTGCGTCCTGCGTTGCCGTGACCGTCGTGCGATGCCTGCCACACGTAACCACCGGCGATGCCGGAGAACGTGGTTTCGTCCTTCGCCCAGAGCGAGCACTGGACGCGGACAGGGCAGGGGCCGCAGTACCGGGCGTTGAGGTCTATGGCGATGGGCCCGGATGCGGGGGTGATGGCGGCGCCTACGGTGAACGCCTGTATGTCTTCTTCGGGGGCGTGGTAGCAGGCTGCCTGCTCCCGCCAGTTACCCCACTTCACGTGTGAAGCTCTCGGTAAACAGGCCGATCTTGGACGCGTATTTCACCGGGTACGTTTCACCGTCGCCGCGCAGGTTATCCCAGACAACGTACTTCGGGCCAACTTCCCGGATGCAGACCCTGAGCTGGCGTGGCAGAGCATACTCCGGTCCGTAGTCTCCGGGATTCACGCGGGCCGCGCGGGGCGCCCATATCTCGCCTGCTACCGGGATTCGCTGCACTTCCTCGTACCGATCGAACGGCGAGGGGTCTTCATTGGCGCGAATCCAAGGCTTTCCGTTGTCCTCATAGCTCCCGGCGGCGAACTTATTCTCGTTACCGTCCGACCATACGTGGACCACCTGAACTACCCTGATAGAACTGAGGGGAGCGTACCGCCTGCCAGCCTTGAACCAGTCGGACATGCGTTGACCTTTCACGGGTTGGTGGGGGCGGTGCCGGTTGTCTGCACGGCACCGCCCCCGGTTCAGCGGCGGGTCAGATGTGCTTCTGCACCTCAGCCTTGGCCTTCTCGTATGCCTTCTCGGCGAACTCGACTGCTTCGTGCACGGCCTTGACCTTCTCGGCGCGCTTCACGGCAGCGTCCAGAACCTTCTTGGCCTTCGTAAGCTCACGGGTGGCGAGGACGAGCGGGGACACGTTGCGGACCTTCGGCTCCTCTACCGGAACCTCGCCGATCGGCTCGGCGACAGCTTCGGGGGTGGTGTCAGTCACGGGTTCCTCGGTTTCCGCCGCTGCTGCGGCATCGAATACTGCTTTGGATACGAACTTGCCGTTGAGTCGGGGCATGTTGATCAGCTCCCGTATGAAGCGGCGACCATGCGGGCCGTGTTCTCGTCGGGGATCTTGCTGATGTCCACGCCCTTACTGACAAGGAAGTCAGCGAGACCGGGCGCCCAGTCAGGCGCCGTGGGCGCTACAGGAGGAGTCGGAGCAGTCGCACCCCAACTCTGCTGCTGCGGGCCAGGGGCAGCCGCAGCCGGGGTAGCCGGGGCACCCCATGCAGTCGGAGCAGGCGTCGAAGGGGCCGGAGCAGCCGCATTCACGCCCGCCCACGGGTCCTCGGTCGGCGCCGCACCCACCGGAGCAGCCTGCGCGTTCGTCGGCTGCTTCACGATCGGGTTCAGAGCCAGGTACTGCGTTGCCACAGCCGCATCCTGCGGAGAGTGGTCCGACAGTTCCCACGGCGGGTTCCCCTTCGTGTTCGCCCCCTGGCCGAGCCGACCGAGGACCATGCCCCCGACGGAACCCTTGGTCTGGCCGACAAGCTTGCCAGCGAAGATCATGGACCCGTTCAGCTTGAACGGCTGCCCGTCCGGGGTCAGATGGTCCAGAAACACGATGTCGGCACGGACCGCATCCTTGTCCCCGAACTTCGTCGGGATCTCCGTCACGTACTCCAGCGGGAGAACGAGAAGGAGTTTGTTCGCCCATTCCGGGTGAGCGGCGGGCTCGAAAGCATCCCCACCGGCCCCGGGCTGACGGAACTCTGTCACGGGTTGTTCCCTTCAGTTGATTGCATGCTGATCCTACCGTGAAACCCGCCTGGTGACTAGGGTCAACGGCGCGAATTTCGCAGGTTGTTGCACGGCTTACACAGGCGCCCACCGTTCTTTCTCGTGTAGTAGTTCGCGGGGTCCTCCAGATCGTGACCGCGCTTGCATTCGCGGTACGCCCGGCGGATGTTGACGGAGCGGGGAACGGCTTGGAGGTGCATCGGGGCGACGCACCAACGCAGGCGGCACAAGTGATCAACGTCGAACCCAAACGGTATGGGCCCGTTGTACAGCTCACAAGAGAAGCGATGCGCGTAATGCTTCTCTCCGTCGAAGCAAATCGACGCGTAGCCTTCGCTGTTGACTTGTAGCCCGTAGCGCCAGTGCCCGGACGGCTGAACTATCAAGCCGCCTAGGAAGTGCGCAACGGGATCAACTACCGTTATCCCTTTTACCATTGCACCCATGCTCCAAGCTTTTGGACCCTCTTAGGAAATGAGGGCAATATCTACAGTCGTCCGCCGTATCGAACTGGGCGCCGACCTCGGCCACGGTCTCCGAAGTCTCTTCCTGGCGCTTCAACGCCCGCTTGTTCAGACGTTCTACGCGCTTCAGGGCATCCTGTCCCACCTTGCGGGAGAACGGCTCCGTCCACACGTACAGGTCGTCCAGGGTGGCGGCCGTCCGGGGCCATCCCACGATGGCGACGTTCCGCACCCTCTCGCCCCGCATCGAGTCCCCAAGCCCGTAGAGGTGGGCCTGTATGCGGTACGTCTCCGAAGGGCCGGACGACCGGAGCTTCTTCAGGGACCAGTCCCCCATCCCCTTGTGGTCCACGACCGCGAACAGGACCCGGTCGAGTAGGTCACGGGTACCTCGGGGAACCAGGGCCGACGGGAGCTGTAGGGAGGTTTCCACCGAGAACCGGCCGGAGTCAGCGGATGCCCACTCGAACATCTCGGCAAGCCCGGTGTGCATCTGTGTGCCCATCCATGCCGCCCAGCCGTCCCCGCCCGGGTTGACCGGCTTGGCCCCGAGCAGGGACATAACCAGCCGCCGGTCACAGGGGGTTCCGATCTCGGATGGGCCGAGCGTCTTCTGGGCGGATCGGTTCTCGGTGCTGTCCCGGTTGTTCCAGGCGTAGAACAGTTCCTTGTACCGGGCCGCCATTTCCGCCGCCAGCCCTTCCATGGGCACCGCCTTCGACGGCTCCACCTTGCCCGGCTGGTTGAACACGGGGATGGTCACAGTTGCGCCGCCGCTTCTCGGAGGCCGTCCACCACGGTAGTAACGCTGTTCCTGTCGGACCAGTTCGCAACAACGTCCCGTGCGTCGGGCGCTGTGGTGGTGTTGATGCCTATCTGAAGGGTAAGTGCGCCAATCGCTTCAAGCTCTACGATGTCCACGTAGATCCCTTGAACCGGGCGGCCGTTCGTCTTGTACGAGATGGCGCCCAGTGCACACATTGGGACATTGGCCCATTCGATCCGGCGCGGCGCCCAGTCTATGGGGTTGCGGCCGGGGTCATGGAAGTAGGTCCCGACCGACTTCCCGTTCCGTTCGATGTGGTCGGCCGCCTCGTTGAGCACCTGCTTCGCGGTCTTTCCGATGGGGGCGTTGGTTGCGGCGCGTACGATCACAGTGTTGCCGCCACTTCTCGGAGTATGGCAACCACCGTTTCCGCATCGGAGGAGTCCGACCAATCGGCAATCCCCAACTCGTCAATCCCCACCAGTGTGCTGCCAAACGCCCCCGCCCGGGGCGTGTTGCCAAGCGCCCGGAGCGCTTGGCGCTCTTCTGGGGGCACGGGGAAGGTTCCGTTCGGGTTGCCCCCGGCCGCGTACGAGATGGCGCCCAGCGCGCACATCTTCGACCGCTTCCAGACGTCGGCGATGTCTGGGAACGAGATGGCGCCCGGCGTGTCCTGCGCCGTAGCGGCGAACGAACCTTTTGCCTTCCCGTTCCGTTCGATATGGTTGGCCGCCTCGTTGAGTACCTGCTTCGCGGTCTTGCTCACCAGTCCTCATCCTCCATGTCTTCGCTGTCCGGCTCGGGTTCACGGTCGTCGTTCTCTTCGGGCTCGGGCAGAGCGTCCACGCATACCAGACACATGATGTCGCCGTTGATCCGGGCTACGGGGTCCATGGCGCCTATGTCCCCGTCGCAATCCGCGCAGATACGGAACTGTCCAGCGTCGAACACCTCGGTTGGGTCAATCCTCATTCTGGTTCTGCCATTCTTCGAAGGGGGGTGATTCCAGGTAGTTGACGGCTCGGGCGAAAAACTCGGGGTCGTCCCTGCCGTGTCCCAGCATCGTGTTACAGGGGCGGCACAGCAACCCCCGCACCTTGTCGGTCTTGTGGTCGTGGTCAACGGACAGGCGACGTGAAGCCCCGGTGGCCCGGAGGCAGATCGGGCACTTGCTGCCCTGGAACTTGTACAAGCCCCAGTAGTCGTCTAGCCCATACGTGGACTTCGAGCGCCGTTCATGGCTGGCCGCTGAACGCCGCTTCTTCTCGACCCGCCAGTGTGTCGCGCACCGGCGCCCGGACTCGGGCACGATGGGGCGGAGCTTCAAGGACTGGGCTAGGTGTTCGGCGAGCCCTTCTGGAAAGCAGTCCTTACAGGCGGACTTAGAGAACTTCACCGACGGGGACGACATCTTCCACTTCCCTTACCTTCCCGTTGATTACCATGCCGCTCCTTGCTTCGACGGCTCCCACCCCGCATCTGACACACCAATCGTCCACCGTGGACGGTGTTTTCATCAGGTGGCAGTACCAGAGATGCGGGGGGCAGTCACTCCGTGCCATCCCCCCGCCGCCTCTTGCAGTAGGGGCATAGCCACTTGTGCATTGGGTCTGATTCCAGGGTCAGTACGGCAATCGCCAGAGCCCCGAAGGCCACCACGGCCAGTAGGCACATGATTGGGATGATCACGGGTGCCTCACCTCCGGCCCCAGTTCTTCTCCCCACTCCGCCTCCGCCCCGTAGAACTCCTCAAGCCATCCCGGCCCGTAGGAAACCAGGCCGCTGCCACTACATTTGGTCACCCCGCGCTCTCGGAGCTGCGCCAGCCCCCAGGCGCCGCCATGGTAGCGGTATACGACCCCCTCGTCTTCACATAGGCACGCGTCCGACTTGATTCTTATCATGCCGTAATCGTGTGCGGATACGTACGTGGGACGCGTGGGACGCCACCCGTCCGCATCCATGTAGCCATAGTCGGCTTCCAGCCACTCTATGGCCCACAGTTCAGCCTTGGTTGCCACTACTCCCCCTGTCGTGGCTCGGGAACCATGAACCCGAACATTCGGGCCAGCTCCCTCTGCTCCTGCGCTTGCTGCTCGGTGTGCCACTGGGCGCGCTCGTCTACATCTAGGGTCTTGGGGTCCGGGTCGGAAGCCCATACTTCGAAGTAGCTCATGCGGGTTGCCCTTCTCGGTCGTCTACTGCGAGGTTCCAGCCTTGCCCGCCCAGCTCAGCGGCGAACTTATCGGAGTGGTGTCCGCAGAACATCAGTTCCTGTTTCTTGCCGTTCTCCCACCAGGTCAGTGCGGCGGCCGGGCAGAAGTCGCAGCGATCAGCGAGAGTCAGGGCCGTCACCGGGTCTCTACCCCGAAGCGGCCCTGCTCCCGGCGGATGAGGACCGAGAGGCGCATCGGGGACGAGTTCTCCTGGGCCTTCTTGTTCCCGAGGACTTCGACCAGGGTGGACAGCTCGGCGGACTCTCGGCGACGGTCGGCCCAGCGGTCGGCGGTGGGATAGGTCATGACGTGTTCTCCTTCGTGGTGGTGGCCATCTTGGCCCGGCGGCGGGTCTGGGCGGCGCGCCACTGCTGACGCTTCCGAGTGGTGGCGGTGTCGTGCCCGGGGTCCGGCACACGGCCCTGAGCGGCATCCTCCTGGGCGCGGGCGGCATCGGCGGCCACCAGTAGCTCAGTGACGAGATCGTGCGCCTGCGAGGCTGTCATGACGTACGCGCCGAGGATTTCCTCGTCGTCGTAGATCGGGATCATTACCTTGCCCGATGTGGCGGCGGCCCTGCGGATCGTGGTCACTCAGTACCCCATCGGCGGGAGGTTCGGGTTCGCCTGCTGGACGTTGAAGATGCTGCCGTATCGGCCCTGTATGTAGTTGACGGCGGCGGCGCAGTTCGCTACCGGGTCCAGGATGTTCCAAGAAGTACCCTTGGCATGGTTCGCACGGAACGTCGGTCCGATGGTCTGCATGAGCCCCTTGGAGCGCATGTCCGCCCCTTGAGCGGCGTTGGAGTCCCACTTGTTCACGGCGGCGGGCCGGTTGCTGGACTCACGCTTCATGATGGTACGCACGCCGGGCTTCCAGGACTTCGGGGCGTGCGCCTTCTTCAGGCACTCGTACACAACGGAGTTGGGGTTGATCAGGTGGCCGTTCTTGGTCCGCGTGTCCACCTTCGCGGGCTTGGCCTTCTTGATTGCCTTGGTTATGTGCTTAGCTTCCGGCTTCACCTTGACGGGCGGCGGCTTGGGCTTCGGCTTGGGTTTCACGGGTACGGTGAAGTGCTTCACCGTGGGCTTCGGGGGTGCGTGCACGGCCCCGAAGGACTTCGGTACGGCCTTTACGGGGGGCGTCCAGTGGGGTCCGTCGTTCGCCGTAGCAGCGAAGGCAGTTGCGGGTACGGCGGTAGCCGCAACCACCGTTGCGGTGACAAGCCCAGTCAATTTCCGCATCAGGCGTCATCCTTCCAGGGAGTGTGTCATGGCACGGCCGACATGCCGGGTGAAGGCGGGGGGTATTGACTCGTTCAGTTCGGGAGTCGTCATCCAATCGATTCCCATAGCCACCGATCGGTAGAAGTGACCGTTGCCACCAACGACGTTGCCGCCGCCGTAGACCGGTATCACGCCTGACTCTCGGTAGCCCAGGCCGTTCGTCCGTTCCTTGCCGACGTACTGGCGATACGGCTTGTGCCGATTCTGCCAATCGTGGTCACAGTCAAGGCCGTTGATAGGGTCGCTCATCTCGAACAGCCGGTGCCGCTGGACGCGTAGGCCGAAAGTGGACCCGCACAACAGTATGGGTTCCTCCATGAACGGCCGAGCATCTTCGACGTTTTCCATCACGTACGGGCGGCCGTTGCTCTTTAGCCGCTCTCGCATCGGAGCGATGAGCAACGGGTGCCCGGCGTCGGGCCAACGCTTCCGAAGCCGCGTGTAGCCCTGACAAGGTGGGGATGCGTGTATTGCGTCGAACCCTTCCAGGGGGTACGTGAGTGCGTCGGCCTGGTGGAACTCGAACGGGAAATTAGGCTGCGGAGCTATGTCTACGCCTACGACTTCCCATCCGGCCATGTGGTAGCCCATGGCGGCCCCCCCGGCGCCGCAGAACAAGTCAAGCAGCCTCATGCGATCTTGGCTCCGGCGCGGCGCATGGCAGCTTCCGCATCGGGCGTGTTCACCCGCCAGTGCGCACCACCCTCGGTGCCAAGGTAGGTAACTCCGTTGGTGCGCTCAAGCTTTGCCGCAACGTTCATGATGCGGGTAAGGCGAGCGTCAGTCAGGTAGGCAACCTTCCGCATTAGGCATCATCCTTCCAGGAGTCCTTGGGGGTGGTGTCCATCAGAAGTTCCTCTTGCGGCGTGTAGTTCGCGTTGATCATCAGCGTGAACTGCTCGAAGGTGCGGACGAGCATGCGGTGGGGAAGTTCACCCTTCCGCAGCCTCTCGGCCACCGGCCCCCGGTTTGTCGCGGGATACAAGCGCATACGTGCCATGTCAACTCCTAGGGGGAAGTGAGGGCTTGACCCAAACGTCCGTGATCACTTGTCGTACTCCACACTCTGGACGTTGACGAACACGGCGTCTTCCGGGTTGCCCGTCCGACGACAGGCGATGATCTTGGGGATGTCGGCTTCGGTGGAGTAGCCGTCGATGATCTGAACCCTCTGCGTGCGCAGTTGGTCATCCTCATGGCCGATGGTGAAGTAAGCAGTAGCGGTACGCACAGCGGCGTTCACTTGGGCTCCCACAGATACATGGACGAGTAGCGGTTGTCGGGGTCAAAAGCCCCGTAGCGGCGGCGACTGCGCTCCAGCGGAGAGTTGTACGCTGCGATGCGGCGAGCCCCGTGGCGACCCCCTACAGCCCCTGCGACGTGACTGGGGGAGTAGACGGCCGGGCGGCCAGTGTACTGACGGACACGGTTTCGGGCTGCTGTGACAGTGAACATTTCTGCCCCTCGTATACCTTGCACGGTACGGGTGAATGGTCGGTGCATGTCTGGTACATGTCAGTGTCCCGGGGTGACGTATGCGGGCCGGAGGTTGTTGACGTGGACGATGCGCGCCGGAGCGTCGGGATTACCCAACGGCCTCACGGTCACGTCGTCGCCGTCGCGGTCGGTCACGACCATGAGGCGACCCTCGTACCGGCACTGCTGCTCAACGGCCCTCTCGCCCAGCTTCTGCATCCGGTAGGGCTGGGGGTTGAACTCCGGCAGCCCCGCCGTGCACTTCGGGCAGAAGTAGATTTCGTTCCGGTTGTCGCCGAGAAACGATCCTCCGCAACCGCCGCAGCTCCGCAGACTGTTCATGGTCAGTGCCTCGCCGCAGCGTACTGGGCGTGCGAGTCGGCATGGACGTTCATCGCCGTTTCGTGGACTTCCGCGTGATCCTTGAACCACTGGGCGTCGGCCTCACGGGCGGCGGCATCTTCGGTGCTAGCGGTAGGAACGTAAACCATTCTGATCATCTTCTCTGATGACTAGTAGGGATCGTGCGGACGACGTGTCCTGCCGTCCAGTACCAGCGTCGGGAGTCGAACCCGACCGGGGACATGATGCCCATGAACCGTCTGTGTATTGCCGGTATGTGGTGCGGGGTTGGGGGTACCAACCCCGCTGAAACTTTTGGGGTGTTGCTTGTGTGTGATCCGATGGGATTGAGCCCCTTGCGCCGCGCCCTGTGACGTTTGCGGACATTTAGGAGTCGGAAACCCCTTGCGTCAAGCTCTCTGTTGAGTTGTCAGTTGAGGAGATTGCAGGGGAACTTCTGTCTTCACTTAGTCCGTTGCTTGCTTCCGGCCCCAAGGTCTGAGGAACGTACTCGCTCCGGCTGGAACCTCTCGGTCCCGTTCAAGCCTTTCGGCGGCTGGTACGTCTGCGCGGTGCTAGGGGTACGCGGATCGGTCCGTGAACTTGCTTCCCTTGCAAACCCTCTGTGCTGTTGTTTTTGCCTACACCTCAAGACTGCTCCGTGATGGCGGTCACGTCAAGCTTCTTGGGCACGCAAGTTTGCGCGGATCACACGCCGGGGCTCTGACCTGCGATGACGCAAACAAAGTCGTATGACTTTTATTTGGATCATGTTCCGGGCCTAGTTAAATTTGACTACGCGCACCCACTTCCCTCACGCTTGCAGTGGTGCCACACGGGCGCCCAAGGAGTAGGAAGGAGGTACGGACCTCATGGCGACTAAGGGGAGCACTTTCGGGGCATGGCTGGACGCCACGCTCTCCAACAAGCGCATCATGAGCCGGACCCTGGCCGAATCGGTTGGAGTACACGACTCGGCAGTTAGCCGATGGAGGGCGGGCGCAGGACTCCCCACCGCCGAAGCCGTACAGGGAATCGCCCGAGTGTTGGACGTAGACCCCCTGCGGCTGATGGTGACCGCCGGTCTGGTTCCGGAGAGGGTTGCAGGCGTCAAGCCGCTGCCCGCACCTGAGCCGACCGCCCGAAGGGAACGCGTCCGGAAGCAACTGGGTAAGGTCAAGGGGCTGACGGACAAGGAACGTTCGGCCCTGCTGGAAGCGTACGAGGATATTGCGATGGGAGACGAGAAGAAGTGACCAGTACCGAGAAGAACCGACGGATAGCGTCCGCTGTTCTGATGTGGGGCGGGTGGGCGACGTCAATAACGCTGGCCCTACTGCGAGTTGGCGACACCGTAGACGCCCAGTGGGGCAGCGTGATCACGATAGTGGTTGCTATCAGCGTCGCCGCCTCTGTGGTGCGCTCCCGGTACCGCCTGCAAGAGGCGGTCATAGGGGCCCTGCGGGTCGGCATGACCTACCGGGACGAGAAGGACAAGGAGAGCGACGATGACGGCGAGCAGTGAGGGCATCCGCTGGGGTGACACCGTGGATGTTTACTACTTCACGCACGGGGGGAACGTGTCGCAGCTTCGAGGCGTCCTCCTGCGGGTGCCTACGGACAACGGGACGACGATCGAGGCCACCAATACCGGGAACGTCGAATGGTTCCCGCACACGGCCGTACAGCGGCTCGTACTGCACGCACGGGCCCCCGGCCATGTGACCGTCGCGCCGGAGCTGAAGTAGGTGTAAGTTTGATGTCCTAGTCACCACACCAGGGAGAAGCCGTGAAGTCCACCGTTGAAATGATCGAGTCGCGCATAGCCAAGCTCGAAGCGAAGGGCGGCAACGAGACGAAGGTCGCGAAGCTTCATGAGCGGATAGCGAAGGTACTCGACAAGCAGGCGGCCACGAACGAGCAGAAGCAGAGCAGGGCCGACCGCAAGGAGATCAAGAAGGAACTGTCCGATGTTCCGGTCCCGCCCGAGTTCGCCGCCCGCTACCAGATCGATGTCACGGAGAACATCGCCGTTGCCGGTAACCACTTCACGGGGTTCAACAACAACAACTACAAGTACCGGTACGTCATCAAGGAGACCGCCACCGGCCGCCCGCTGAAGGTTGGCTACCAGTACACGTACATGAGCGCATATGCCGCCGCCGAGCGGTACGTCCGGAAACAGTTCATAGCCGCCGGTTCCGGCGCCCTGGTCATCCGTTGACGTACCACATCGGGGACACGGTGACCCTGGACCGGGACATATACCCACACCTTGTCGGCGTCACGTTCACCGTCTCCAGCGAGCCCCGCACGGACACCGTTGCCAACCCCCCGCGCCCGTACGTGGAACTCTGGCACCGGCCCCGGCGGAAGCGGGTCTACGCCAACGTGGCCGTAGCCGACCTCATCCCCCAGACTCTGGCAAGGAACAGCCCGTGATCGTTGCATCGTTCGTGATAAGCGGACTGTCAATCGTGCTGACTGGCATGTCGGTTCACTACTCATGCAAGGCTCGGCGCATCAGGCGAGAGATCGAAAAGATGTACCGGTGAACAAACGAAAAGAAGCCCCCTGCTCCCGGGATTGGGAGCAGGGGGCTTCTAGCGTCCAGCGAGACGTGAGCTGGACTGTATCAGACGACGACGGTGGGCGGTACCTCGGTGGCCGGTGCGGGCTCCACGGGGGCGGCCGGGGGAAGCTCGGTGTGCCGGGAGACGTAGCCGACCGCGAACGCGCCCAGGACGGCTACGGAGAGGTTCACGAACGCCACCACGGGCTGAGCGGTGGCCGCTCCGGCGCTGGCGTACGTGCCCAGCACCCAGAGCACGAAGTTGGCGACGACGACAGCGCCGCCAGCGCCGGACACGGCGCCGATGACCTTGTTTTCGATCGGACCAAGAGACACGGTTTGACTCCTAATTCTGTTCGGACTGGTAGATGGCTCAGTAACCGGCGGGGGACCGGTTCGGGTCGAACTGCTGCACCTTGCTGGCCAGGTCGTGCCCGTCGTCGGACACGTTGTAGTTGTCGGCGACGTAGCCCATGGACGAAGCGATGTTAGCCACCGGGTCGTAGATCATGTTCGACGCGCCGGGACAGTGCCAGTTCGCGAAGGTCTGGGGAATGCACTGGGCGACCCCGCGAGAGCACTGGTAGTTCACGAGCTGGCCGCCCAGGTTGCCCGACGGCGAACCGTAGCCGGTACCGTAGTCCGCCACCCGCGAGAAGCCCGAAGGCGTGGTGTTGTTGCTGTCGTTCGTGTTGCACGCGTTCGCGTCGCCCGAGGACTCCCGGGAGATGGCGGTCTGGTAGCCACGCGTCCAGTTGGCGACAGCCGTAGCGCCCGTGATGCCTCGCAGCGCGCACGCCGCAGCAATCCAGGATGCGACGTTGCCGCCACCCGAGTAGCGGGCGTACGAGACGCCCGTCTTGTTGTTGATCGCCACGGAGTTGACCCAGCCGCCCGTAGCCGGAGGCGGGGTCACGGTGCCACCATCGCCACCGGCCGGGGGATTGGTGCCCGAGTCGGGGCCGTCGCCGTCGCCGGAAGCGGTGAAGTTGTAGCCGCCCGGGGAAGCCTTCACGTCGAACGTGTACTTCTCCGCCAGCTTGGTCAGGGAGTCCTGTCCGGCGCGGCCGTTCGCGTCGCTGTTCTTCTGCGACGGGGAACCCGTGTAGCCCAGCTTCACCTGCCACTTCGAATACGCGGCGAGGGACTGAGTCTTCCACTTACCGGCGTCGGCAGTGAACGACGTGCCGGGGAACTCCTTGGCAAGAGCAGCCTGGACGACGCTTACCGAACCTGTGTAGCCGCTGCCGTCCTTCGCCGAGAACGACGACCAGGCATAGGGGCGCTCGGCGGGCGGGGTGTCGCCGCCACCGTCGGCCGGAGGGGTCGTGGTCCCGAAGTCGCGGACCTGGAACAGGTTCGACTTCGAGCCGACCAGGGTGATCGTGGTCGGGCCGGGGTTGCCGTCGGCGTCGTCGCCCGTCCAGCCTTGGGCGAGCTGGAACGTCTTCGTCGCGGCGTGCGTGAGGGGCCCGAAGGTGCCGGGGCCGGAGCTGTAGTCGTAGCTGCCGTCGAGCTTCTTGAGGCCCTTCTGGTAGTTCAGCACGTCGTCCGTGGACGAGGAACCTCCGACCGTGGCCTTACCGCTGCTGGAAGCTGCGGCGGCGGCGATGGCGAGGTAGGACACCCAGGGCAGTCCGGAGGCCGGAGGCGGGGTCGTGGTGCCCCCACCGTCGGTCGGAGGGGTCGTGGTGCCGGTCTTGTTCACGGACGCCGTAGCGGCGTACACAGAGCCAGGGGTCGCGTGGTCGGGGTCTGCGGTGACGACGCCTTCAGCGAAGTTCGGGTACCCGTACATGAAGATGTCGAGACCGTTGAGGGCCTCGCGGCGGGGCCGCTTCATGGTGGTGACCTGATCGTCCCAGTTGCCCTCGATGGTGTAGATGTAGTCGGCGTCGTACGCGTAGACCCATCCGGTGTGCTCGTTGCCGCCGGGGCCGTACCAGACAACAGCACCGACAGCCGGGTAACCGTTGGCACGGCCACGGGAGTTGAACCAGTTATACTGGTCCACGGAGTAGTCAGACATCAGACACAGGGACTTGTACCCTGCGGTGAGGAACAGCCACGATGCGAACGTGGTGCACCATGCGTCGTTGTTCGGGACGCCGACGGGACCGGCGTACTTGTTCTGGTTGTTGCTGCCTTCGTGGTAGCCGAGTTCACCCTTGGCTATCTGGTAGATCTTGTCTGCGCTCGGTGTCGTCTGAGTCATCGCGTACCGCTCCTAACGGGCTGTCGCTGTACTTCCTTGCGCAACTCTTCTGCTTTGCGCTGAAGTTCTTCCGCCTCTGCCCTGATACGGGCGAGACGTTCCTTAAGGTATCCGTTCACATCTAACCCCTCCGCACGGCGGCAAGAGCATCCCCGATGGCTCGGTTAGCATCTGAAATTGCTGCGGAAGCGTGTGAGATCGTGGTCACGTAATCGTTCCTTACTGTCTCGTTCAGCTTCCGAAGTTCTTCCTCAAGTCGGTCTGCCCGTTCCTTCTGGTCGTCGCGGTCTTTGGTGAGTCGGCCGAACATGATCTTAACCGACCAGAGAGCACACATGGTGATCGCGCCCAGGGCGCCATACTGCAAGAAAACGTCCGACGCGTCCACCGTGCACCCCTCACAAATAGATGGAGAGCCCGTCGAACCAGATGGTATTGCCCAGTTCAAGCGGAAGCCCATGGAAATGGTCCGTCATCCAATGACGGTGCCCGATCTCATGCTGATGACCGGTAACGCCGTTGTTCGCGTTGCCCGACAACAGGTGAGGGTCAGAGTTCGCACCCGTAGGCGCAGGGTCGGATGTCTGGTTGACCCCGTTTTCGGTATCCGTGATCGCCAGAGCCTGTTGCAGCACAACCGTTCCGTTGGTGTTGAAGATCAGCCGGGAAGCGGCGTTCGTACCGAAAGCCACCGTCAACACCCGTTGGGCAGAAGGACGATAGTTCACCGGCGTTGCTGGCAGCGTGAACAGCGCAGTACCCGAAGCGAACCCCGACCCCTTGAACTCAAGCTTCAGCGAACCGTTGGACACAATCCGCCGGTACCAGATCGAAGCAACCGGGTTTATCCACCCGTTCTCCGCATCCGTGCCGCCGTCATGCTTCCGCCCGATGACCATCAGGGCCGTACCCTGCTTCATGATGTCCACGGTGTCGCCCACCACGGGGGAGTATCCGCCCTGGTAGCGGACCCCGGGGATGTCCGTGGTGTCCCCGGACAGATTAATGGTGACCGAGGGCGGGGTGCCAGTGGCGTCCCATGCGGTGACAGTGCCCTTGACGAGCGTCACCCGGGACACGGGGTCCGACAGGCTAGACGTCAACTCCGTTACCAGCTCACGCACCTGGTCGTCTATGCCGATCATCTTAGTGGGGACCGGGATACCCTGCGGACCGGAAGGAGTAGGGGTCGTCATGTGTTCCTCTTTTGCCGCAAGGTGATCGGCTGCGTAGCCGTGGTGGCCAGCGGGATAGTCAGCCCGTCGATGGCGTACAGGTCGTTGATATTCGACCTCTGCCTTACTACCTGAACCACGTCCCCGGCGTCCAGGGCTGAGTTGGGCCATGCCGTGAGGGAGAGCTGCGACGAGAACCCGAGCTGCCCGGCCAGGAGGGCGGCGGCGGCGGCATCCGCCTCGTCCTGAGTCTTCACGTTCTGGTCCGTAACGAACATAGGCACCTCGCCGTACTCGCCGAGATGGTACGTAGCGGACGAGGGTTCCTCGTCCCATACCACGGAGCGGACCGGGGCGGTTTCGTCGGCCGGGGACTCACCGGTGAGCACGACCCCGTTGTAACCGGACTCGACTGTGCGCACGTTCGACAGGTCAATCATGGAACACTGCTGGCCTTCGATGTACGTGAACGCCGGTGCGGGCAGGGAGTCTATGTCTGTGGGCGGTGCGATGACCACGCGGCCTGTTGCTGAGAAGAACAGTTCGCAACCGGCAGAGGTGGCAAGATCCGATGCCGCGTCCCACGGGTCGTCGGCAACATCGTAGACGAGCGGTGCGGTCGTCTTCACCGTGGTGGAGATGGCGTCGTATGTGAGGTTGTCGAACGTTCGCGTCAGGATTGCCTTGATGGCGTCAATCACGTTCGTGCCAGCAGCCACCGTGTACGGGGATATGAACTTGTCCCGGGATACGACCCAAGAACTGTCGTAGCACTCCAGGGAGTACGAGGGGGCTCCGCCCACCTGATCAGTGAGCGTGACCTTGGAGAGCCGGAACACCCCCAGGGGCATCACCTCTGTGGTCTTGTCGCTGTACACGATGCCCCGATACGGGCGTAGTTCGGTCACTCCGGCGACCAGGAGGGCACTGACAGACCCAGGGCCCGAGAGCCCCCCCGGGTCCACACAGGTGGCCGTACAGCGCCGACGGGTGGCGGCCGTCCTATCAATCTGGACGTCACCACCCGTCGCAAAGAGCCTGGCAGGCTGCGCGTTGGGGCCGATGATGTCAATGTAAGACAGCACCTGATGCGAAGCCCTCACAGCGGCGAGGAACTTAGCGGAAGCCTGTTGCATCATCGACCCCTTTCCTAGAACTGAACCGAATCGACCTGTACGAACAGAAGCTTGATGAACCTCAGCGGGTCCTCATGCATCTTGCCCGTAATCTGAACCGAGTGATCCAGATCGTTCACCGGCCGGACCCACCAGGCGGAGTCAAGGTCGGATTGCAGGAACAGAGTCCGCCCGCCCGAGAGCAGGTTTCGCAGTTTCAGGAAGTCCTCGCGGTACGCCTGAACCGTGATCGGAATCTGATCACCCTTATACCCCTCGGTGAGAACTACCGGGTACTGCTCGCCCAGACCTTGGAAGATGGCCGACGTGTTCGACGTGCTGATATCCAGCGCCTCGGCCTTCACGTTGATAGCCATCGACAAGTCCGGGTTCAGCGGGTCCTTGAGCCACCACTGACGTGCGACTAGCCGCACCTCCTGCGACTCCGGACCGTACGGCGAGATGAAGATGTCGCCCGCCAGGCCGTAGCTCACGGTCCGCGCCCGGTACTTCCGGCTGCTGAGCGGGGTCGCCATCTGATCGATGAACGACACCAGACCCGTCAACTGATCGTACTTCAGCAACGCGTGATCGAGACCGGGCAGTGCGGCCCAGTCCCCGTATCCGTCTCCGAGGTCTTCCGCGTACTGGATATCCGGCACGTTGAAGATCGGGTGCGTGTCCCTGCCCGTTCCGCGACGCCACACTGTGTCCGTGCCGAGCGCCAGAGACACCCGGTCGAACAGCACGTAGTCGTCAACCTGCCTGTCCGCAGCGGCAACGCCCAGAGAGACCCTGGTCGTACCGTCGGGGATCGGGAACGAGGTGGCCGCCTTGGTCCACGTCGCCGTGTTGAACGAGGCGCCCTCGGCGACCTGGGTGGATACCAGCTCGTTGCCGACATAGAAGAACGCCCGAAGGTACGGCGTGCCCGAGGTGGACCCGAGGAACGAGGCTTGCACCACGACGTGCCCGGAAGCCCGGTCTATGACCGCCTGATCGATCGAGGTGATGTCAACGTATCCGTCCAGGGTGCAGCCGACTTCGCCGCCCACAGTGGCAGCCAGGGGCTTCAGGAACCCTATCCAGGCGGTGGACGAAACCCCGGTTGCGCCGGAGAAGCTTCCGTACACCTGCTGGGCGCCCGTCGTAGCGACCGTGTTGGAGTCGAACACACCCAGAGTCACCCAGGGGTTCGAGGTTCCGGCGGTGCTGTCGGCACGCTGGGTTTCGTCGGCAACCGCGCTGGGGCCGGTGGTTATCGGCTTGATTATGCCGATCCATGAGGCCGTTGCGTAGGGACTGTCGTTGAGGTACCCGGACCGCGAGTGGTTGCCGGTGGACACCGGACCGTTCGAGTCGTAGATAGCCAGCGACGCATCCGGGAAGTTGTTCAGCGAGGTGGAGTTGTCCACACGCTCAATAGCCTCATTGGATGAACTACCGGCACCGTACGGGGTCGTCGCCCCGAAGATGCTGATACGCCACGCCTTCGAGTTGCTGTTCGTGACGGTCGGGGTGTTCATGTTCGAGGAACCGCCGTACTGGCCATCCTCGTCAATGAACTGATTCGCCGCCGTGTCCGCGTTCCGGTAGGCCACGCACTGTGTGACCTTCGGCTGGCCCGTGGAACCGTTCGTGCCCGTCCAGGAGGACGGCTCAGAACCACCGGCGGTCCGCTTCAGGATCGCCGTGGTGATCGCGCCGGAGTGCTCGTCGCCGAGCCCCGCGTAGTGCGCCTGAACCGTACGAACCAGCGTCCAGCCAGAAGGCGCGGTAACCGACACGTAACCCGACAGGGTGATACCGGCAATCATCAGGTCCCCGGAGATCACACCCGAAGGACGGTTGATCGTGTATGAGTTGCTTGACGAAGTGCTCTGCCAGTTAGACCCGTAGCCCACGAACGCAATAGGCGGAGCACCCGTCGGAGGAAGGGTGTTCGCCGTCAACGAACCGCCGGTCACATCATCCCGGAAGACGAATGCCGACAGACGCCACGCGCCCGGGTCTGAGTTGCTGACCACGGCAGTGGAGAGAACCGAACCCTGAGTCGGCGACTTGGACACGTTCTCATCATCGAACTGAGAAGCAACCGGAGCAGCACCCCGGTAGCAGACTACAACAGCCTTCTTGCGGCTGGTGTTCGTCTCGTTCACGTCGGAGACCCACGTACTGGGGTCCGCCGCCAAGCCGTCCTTCATGAGTACCGTGAGCGAGGTTGACTGGAAGTTGGCGACGTAGTCCACGATGGTCCAGCCGACCGGGGGGTTAGCCTCTCCACCCAGGTCTGTTGCCACGAACGCCACCAGCAGGTCACCATCGGCGACCGACGCGGGCTTGTTCAGCGTGTACCCGCCGCCGTTGCTGACATCCGTGAACACGGCGCCAGTGGACACGTACGAGATCGTAGGAGAAATCCCGTCGTACGTCATCTTGAAAGCCTTCAGGCCCTCTGCACCGTTGCCCGAGGTCGCCACCCGCGCGTACGTGGACGACAGGGACTCAACCCACGGCTCGTCCGTGATCGGCTCGTCGGCGTCCGAAGCGGCTGAGGAAAGCAGGTTCCGCGACATGTGACCGCCGTGGGACCAGGCCGAGCCGTCGCCGTACATCAGGCCGATGTCGTCCGCGTTGTGCTGCTCGGCGTTCGCCGGGGAAGCAACCCCGATGTCCACCGTGGCGTACACGGCATCGTCGGGGGTCATCCCGGAGCACACAAGCTCCGTGAACGAACCCACCGTGTCAGCACCCGAGATGCTGATAGTACCGGCGCCGGAATTCAGCTCCATGAACGCGAAGTCGTAGAACCGGACCGACAGCGAGCATGTGCGGGCGGTAGCAACCGCCTGAAGCTGCACCCGGGCGGTAACCTCCGTCTGCGGTGCGATCTCCAGGAACGAAGACGTAGCCGACATGGCAGCCGCAGAAGCGGCCACCATCTTCATACTGCCAGAGCCCGTGTTGTAAGCAACGGCCGTATCCTGCGACAGCGTTGCATTGGCGCCGACAAACCCGAGACTGTCGGTCGTCGTCTCAAAGTCCGCTTGCTGGACGCTGAGCAGGTTCGAACCGTCCCGCAGCGTAAGGAAGATGTTCGAGGACTCGGCGTCGGCGATGACGGACTCGAAGCCCGAACCACCGCCGGTGCCGACGCCACCGAACGAGCCTCCGGGGACGCCTGGGCTGGCAGCGTTGCCGACCGTGAACGCGCGGCCCGTCCAGGGAGAACGGGACTCGAACTGTGAAGTTACGCGGATGTACACGTAGTACGTATCCTGCGCCAGCGCGAACGGCAGGGTGAACGAGGTGATGTCACCGTGGATGAACGCCACCGAAGGGATGGTGACTACCTCGCCCGGGTAGATCAGGTCGGGGTCGCCGGACCGCAGCGAGGAAGCCGCGTAGATGTCCGGCCACCTCGTCGCGTCGCCGAGCTTCTTGGCGGCGATACCCCAGAGGGTGTCACCGGGCTTCACCGTGTACGTGGCCGATTCCGGGTACAGGGCAGGGGACGTATCCGGGTTGAAGGATACGGCCTGCTGCTGCACCGCACTGAAGATCTTGTATTCGGCGGTGGCCTGCTGGTCGCCGTCTGCCTGGCTGTACGTCCAGGACACGACGGGCGACGGAGTGTTGACCGTGCCCGTCGGGTTCTGGATCGTGATGGACGGCCGCACCCGGTAGTTGATCCGGGCATACAGCTCGTACACGCGGACCTTGTTCGACGTACCGGCGGACGAGCTGACCTGAAGAACCATGCGGTTCAGGCGGTCCTTCGTCCAGTGGTGGTCTGGGATCGGGTCACGAGTGTACGAGCCGACCTCTATCGTCGTGATAGTGGACGGCACTTGGATGGTCCGGGTCGTGTAGCACGCGGTGTTGTCCGTAGAGAACATGTTCACCGTGACGCTGCGGGACGAGGAATCCGTCTTGTTCACCCGCATGAAGACGGTAACCGAGGTGATTACCGCCCCATCCGGGATGTTGCTGGAACTGATGTCCTGCGGGAAGCGGATAGCCGCCCGGCCGCGCGACGACGGGTTGTAGATGTACTTACTATCGTCGCCCGTCGCCTGCAACGCGTCATCGACCGCAGACACGCCGGAACCAACCAGACCCCAACCCTCGTTACGATAGGTTGAGTTACTGATCAGGTTATAGCTACCCATTGCCGCCTCGCTTCCCTACTCCGGCTGCTACAGCCATCTTGAGCTTAGGCAGAGTGTCATTCTCCAACTGATCCAGCGTCGCCTGATCTACAGCGCCGGTGAACTTGAACTGGAACGCACCGTCGTGGAACTCGATGTGATCCCCGCCGCCGGACCCGCCGCCCATACCAGCACGGAACTTCGCGGTCTTCTTGGCATCCCATACTTTCTCGCCACCCTCAAACCACATCTCAGGGCCGCGCTCACCCATGCGGTGCCACCCAGCCTTAGCCGACTGCGTACCGATCGCGTACGGGCTACCGGGGATGACCCCGCCGTATTGGTGCTTGATGTAGTTCAGTGCTGCGGCGATGTTCGCCAGCGGGTCAAGGAGGTTGTTCGACGTACCGGCCACGTGGTACGCGGCAAAGGTAGGCGGAATGACCTGCATAAGACCCTGCGACGGAACGCCGTTCTGTGCGTTGATGTCGTAGTTGTTGATCGCGTTCGGATTGCCGCCCGACTCGGCGTTCATCAGACCCTCAACATCGCCCAGCAGGCCGGGACTCATACCGTTGAGCGCCAGAGCCTGAAGGATGACCGGCGCCCACGCCTGAACAGACTGGCTACCGGCTACCGACATGCTCTCAACGGTCGTCTTCTGCTTGTCCTCGAAGAACTTCAAGGCCCCATCCATCAGGGTCTTGATTCCCGCGTGAGCCAGGCTACCGGCGGGCTTCGGAGTGCCCGGAGGGGCAGGGTCCGGAACCTTGTCAACGATGCCATTCAGCAGCGGCTTCAAAGCGTCAAAGATGTTGAATCCGAAGACGCTTGACAGGAACCCGAGGTCACCGGCGATGATCGAACCACCGGCACCTATTATGCTTCCGATGTTGCCGGAGATGTAACCAGCGATGTCGGAAATGACGCCACCGACCGCGCCAGCCGCACCGCCCAGAGCGTCGCCGATGGAGTCGAGCACGCCGTTGCCGACCTTGTGGATACCAGCGGCATCTACGATGGCCTTCTGTTGGGCCGTGAGGGCCTTGTATTGGTCATCCCCTATGCGCTGCTCGCTGCCCTTCCAGTAGGTGTTAGGAACGCCATCTGCGGCCCGCTGGGCTGAAGTCTCGTTCGCCGGGCCACCGTCCGCCAGGCGGCGGATCGAACCGCCGTCGGCATAGCGCCCCGCGTTGATCTGATTCAGGGTGCTTACGCCGTACTTCCGGACGGAGGACGCCTTGACCACGTACTCACCGGCCGAGAGCAGCGCGGGGATCTTGTCGTTCCTCTGCGTGCCGGGAAGGCCGTTCGACAGGTGACCGCCACCGGCGAACGCCGTTGCGCCACCGCCGCCACTCGTCGGGCCCGTTACCGAACCTCCGGATGCCAGCTTGATAGAGTCCAGACCGACCGCGCCAGCCACCTTGTTCCAGATGGTGACTACAGCGTTGATCGGGGTCTTGAACACGTCAACGATCTTGTTCCAGATGGTCTTTGCTGCGGAAACCAGACCAGAAAGAACCGACTGGACGCCAGAGCTGAACGACTTGAAACCCGAAGTGATCGAAGACCATATGGTAGTTGCCGTGGTCTTGATCGCGTTCCACATTCCAGACCAAGCGGTCTTCATGGCACTGGAGAACGTGCCGAACGCCGAGCTGAGTGCCGACCACAAGCCGGACCAAGCGGTCTTCATGGCGGAGGAGAAGGACGCCCACGCGGACGAGAGCGCCGACCAGATGCCAGACCAAGCCGTCTTCATGGCACTGGAGAACGTGGCCCACGCCGAGCTGAGCGCCGACCACAGACCCGACCAAGCCGTCTTCATGGCGCTTGAGAAAGCCGCCCACGCGGAGGACAGGGCCGCCCAGATGCCGGACCAAGCCGTCTTCATGGCCGAACTGAAAGTCGCCCACGCGGCGGACAGGGCCGTCCACAGACCCGACCAAGCCGTCTTCATGGCGGAGGAGAAGGACGCCCACGCGGTGGACAGGGCTGCGGTGAAGGCGGACCAGGCAACTTGCAGCGCCGTCCATACTGCCTTCGCTGAAGTGGCGAGACCGGTCCACACGGTGTTCCAGGCGACAACGAGCGCCCCTGAAACGGTAGTCCAGACCAGGGCCATTGCGTTGATGAACGCCGACCATGCGATCTGCATAGCAGCCCATATGGTCTGGGCTGCGATCTGCAACCCGGTCCACACGGTGTTCCAGGCGACAACCAGGGCACCGGAAACGGTAGTCCACACCAGGGCCATGGAATTGATGAACGCCGACCAGGCTATCTGGAGAGCGTTCCATACGGTCTGGGCGGCAATCTGAATGCCGGTCCATACGGTCTGCCAGTTGGCTGCCAGGAGGATTAGCCATCCCACCGGCCCGAGCGCCAGAACGAGAAGGCCCCACTTGGACTGAAGGAACGTCACGACAAGGTCGAACACCGCCTTCATGCCGTTCCACACGGTGTTCCATGTGGACACCAGGGCAGTCTTTACGGTGTTCCAGTGATCCACCAGGAAGAACAGGCCAACGCCGAGCGCGATTACCGCGAGGGTGACCAGCACGATCGGGTTGGCATCCATGGCTGCATTGAAGAGCCAAGTTGCCGCAGTGGCGACACCGGACGCGGCTGCCATCAGAAGTTCTTGCACCTTCAGGGCGGCCAGCTCTATGCGCGTAAGGAGACACGCGTCACGGATGGCGGTGAACGCGGCGGCCATACCAGTCAGACCGGCGGTAATGCCGCTCACCACGGCCACACCGGCCATGGCAACCTTCCATGCGACGAAGGCGACGGCGATAGCGTCAATAACCTTCGGCGGCATGGCAGCTATCAGCTTCGCCATGTATACCGACACCTGCAAGGCTATCGGGGACATGTCGAACATCGACTTGGACACGTTGCCCAAGATCTGGGCAAGGCTGGACAAGAGCTGCTTGATCTGTGGTGAGTTGGACTTGATATAGGCCAGGAAGTCCTGGAATCCGCCACCCTCAGCCCAGCCCTTCAGCTTGGCCGACAGAACAGCTAGACCGTTGGACATCTGTATGGCCATGGGCCCGAACGCCTTCAGCATGTCCCCGAACACAACACCCAGGTTCTTGCCTATGGTGATGAAGTTCGAGAGGATCGGCCCACCGGTGGCAACGATCCAATTCAGCCAACCCTGGAGCTTGTTGTCAGTCCAGGACTTGAACCCCTGAGCCACGGAGTCGAGTTGCGGGCGCAGTGCAATGATGGGCCCGGCCAGCTCGCCGATAATCTTGGTGAGCGAAGCAATCATCGAGTACATAGGCTGGAACAGCGCGGGAGCAACCTTGTTGCCAAGGCTTATGAAAGTCCCCTTTATGGAGATGATCTCATTGTTAAGAATCTTGCCCTGCTTGGTGGTGGACGCCAAAGCAGCGGCGATGCCGATGCCCAGAAGACCGAACGCGGCGCCACCGGCGGTGGCCATGGTGACCAGACCGGCGCCGGTGGCAACCGCAGCCGCACCAATGGGGATGATGGCCGGAGCAAGCCCTATGGCCGCCTGCGTCATCGCTTTGAACGCAGATGTAGACGTTGAAATACTCGCACTCGACTGTTTTACACTACCGTCGAGACTGTTCAAGTCCCGCCTGGCCGCCGCAGTTCCCGCACCGTTGTAGGTTGAGAAAATGCTGAAACCAAGGGTCGTGATCGTAGCCACAGTTACTCCCCTTCGTCTTCCTCAAGTCCAAACTCACCGGGTCGCGGGTAGTGAATTACCGGGGGAGCCTCTTCGGGGTCCTTCATGTTCACAGCCATGAGAACTTGCTTCAACGACTGCAACTCTTCATGGATGTTGGCGAGTGCTTCCTCGCTGTACCGACTGCCGATCGGACCGGCAACAAGCTCGTAAGCCTGGTACTCGGTAAGTTGACGAGCGCTCATTGTGTCAAGCAGCTCGTCAACTGTCAGACCAAGCGTCAGAGAGAGTCGGAAGTAGAACTCTCGTTCTGGTCGGAATCGGAGTTTCCCGCCAGTTCCTCCACGTCAGCCGGAGACAGACCCGACAGCTTCTGAGCTGCGTCCGCTACCCGGTCAAGGGCCTTGGCGGACTTGTCGCCGAGCTGCTTGATGTCCGGGTTGGAGAACTGAACTTCGCCATCCTCGTCAACGATGGACAGGGCGACCAGGCGGGCGCGAAGGTTCTCGACATTCCGCTTCTGCTCGCCCTTCCTGTTGACGTCCACCATGGAAGCCTCGAAGGCGTCGCGCTCCTTGCCGGACAGGGAGCGGATACGAACCTCGTCGTCCCCGTCGGTCGCCCACTCGGGGACCTTCACGATTTCGTAGCGACGGTCGTCGGCTGCCAGAATCTGACCACGTTTCAATGCCATTGCGGGTTCCTTCTTTCAGGGGTGCGGGTTACGGAAATGAACGGCGCCGGAGGGACCCGCGACCCTCCGGCGCCAGCTTGTGTCAGAGATGATTGCCACCGGCAGCGGCTATCTGGTCTCTTGCATCCTGAAGAACCTGGTTCACGCGCTCTTCAAGGAAGTCCTGATCATCTGCGATGGTCTCGCGGAACCACGAACCACCGGCCTGATTCACCCAGTTGTCCGTGTTGCCGAACACCGGATGTCGCCAGCCCTGCGCGCCCGAGTCTTCACCACGAGGCAACGCTTCCTCACCGGCTGGCATCTTCGTGACGATGCGCATCCGGGCCGACTTGCCGACACCGGCCTGAACACCAACACCCTTAGCGAGGCGGGTGCGCAGACCGGTGTGTTTGCCCTTCCGGGCCGGTAGCGCGAGGGCCGCCGCGCGCACGTCTTGGACGATGGGCGTAGCGGCCTTCTTGAGAGCTGCGCGAAACCTACTGGGCGCTTTGGTGTCCATGTCACGAAGGGCATTAGCTACCCGCGTGAATTCCGGACCAGCCTCCACCCATACGTTTACACCGTCGCGCGCCATTGGTTACGCCGTTGCCCGGGTGATGCCGGTCCGCTGGGTCGGGAACTTGACCTTCGTTTCGGACAGGTCGCCAACCTTGCCGTCCAGCGGGGAGTACTCGAACAGCACGCACGTGGCGGTGTACGAAGGGTTGTTCTCAGACACGGCGTTCGAGGTGGGGCGGACCTCGATCTCGAACTCGGTCTCGTTGTCGTACAGGGGGTACAGAACGGCGTCGGTAGAGCCGTCGGCGTAGTCCTGCTGAAGGTTGATCTCGAAGGAGTCGTCCTTCAGACCGGCGACGCGCTCACGGCCCGCGCCGGAGAACGAGGTAGTCTCGACATCGTCCTTGGTCAGGTTCAGTGTGACCTCGGAGGCGTGGTCGCTGAAGTTGGTACCGTTGATGCTGATGAAGCAGTCTTTCAGCACGATCTTGGGCATGTCGCTTACTTCCCTTCGGAGTTGGCCGGGTCCGGCCGAGTGAGGCTGACCGGTACAGTGACCGGGGTTTCAGCGGCACGCTTGAGCGTGCGCGCCTGCAAGAGCGAAAGCTCCTGGTTGTCCGTGATGCGTAGCTTGACGATGTCGCCACGCTTGCCGCCCACGTAGTTCTTGACGAGCACTTCGTACGACCGTTCCGGAAGCTCTTCCGGATCGGGGCGAGGGGCGGCCGGTACCGCGCGGCCCGCCATCAGCCGACCTGAACCACGGCGTACGTGAACGTGCCAACGGCGCTGGTCACCTTCGCGCGGCCTACACCGGCGGTGGAGTCCTGGAACTCCTTGCGAAGGGGAATCCATGCCTCGCCGGTCGTGGCGGCAACCGTGGTGACGCTGGACGGGTTCAGCTCGCCGTACGAGGTGTTGCCCGGAACCGGGATGGTGACGGTACCTTCGGCGCCGGAGTTCTTGACGACGAGGAACGTGTTCTTGCCGTTGCCAACCTCCACAGTGTCAGCGGCAGTTGCGGCTACGAACGTGGGCGCGGTACCCTCGGCCACTACGAACTGAGTAGCATGAGCGGTCATTTTCTGTCCTTCCTTGTCACGTGACAGTGACGCAAAGGCGCAATGCCGCGCCTACGAAGTTGGTAGTTGCCGTGTCGAACTTGCCGTCATAGCCCCACATCTTTTCTACGATGCTGTCTACGTCGTCAAGCCCTAGTGCCGAGTTGCGGAAGATGAACTCTCGCACGCTCTTGGGGCCCTGCCCAGTGATGTACTGGGAGAGGTTCTTCTGGGCGGATGCGGTGTCGGTCCGGGCGACCAAGATAAAGATGTCGAACCGGTACTTGTCACCGCCCATCCGCATAGCCACCTGATAGTTAGCGTCGAACGGCTTCACTACGGCGGCCGGGGTGTTCACTACGTCGCGCTCGGATTCGTACACGTTGAGCCCGGCTTGAGCGATGGTCTTGCCGACGGCTTCCTGAATGGTCCACATGTCAGAAGTCACGCGACGTACGCCTTTCCTCGAACGAACCGGTCAAGCTTGTTCTTCGCCATCATGTTGTCCCGCACGCGGACGATCTGCCCGAACGTGTCCGAACCGGCGATTCCCATACGGGAGTCCTTGAGTTGGAACGTGTCCGAAGCCATGATCTTGAACGCCTGTATCACACCGGCCGGTACGGACGTCCAGCCCCAACGGGCGGTGACACGTATCTGGTCGGAGAACCAGAAGTGGCTGTACAGGGTCGGCACGATTTTGGTGTAGGGGTAGCCGGGCTTGCCGTTGTGCATACCGCCGTACGGGTGCACCTCGTACGAGGTGGCATCCATGACGGTCCACTCGGTGTCGTCCCAGCGCCTGGTCTCGACCACTAGGCCGTCAAGCGTAGAGAAGTCGTCCACCGCGAGAAGCTTCGAGCTTTGCGACTTGTACAGGCGGGGAGTTGCCGCGCCCGAGTCGTTGAACTGCCTGTGACAGTAGTCATCGATCTCGTCCTGAGTGGCGGCAAGCACATCAGGAATAATGCTGGTGTACATGGTGATGTCCTTAACATCCATGTACGAGCGGAACTCTTCCTCGCTCACATAGGGATCTCCGATAGGCATGCCGCACCTCCCTAGGAACTGACGACGAGAACGCCAACGGCTATGGTTCCGGTAGCCGCAGCGGCGTAAAGAACCTGCCCGCCGGGGACTTGGAGATTGACGGTCGTGCTCACGGGGAGCGGGAAACCGGTAGTGCCGGTAACGTCCGATCCACCGACATGCAGAACTCCGGTGGCGGGGTTCGAGATGGTCACATACGCGCCACCCGTACCCGCTTCATACAGAGCTGTTGCGGTAGTGGTCACAGTGACCGTTCCGCCTTCGATGGCCACGTGTGACCCCTTTCAGAGAAGGGGCGGGGGCCGCGAAGCCCCCGCCCGAACTTGCGTGCTTACGGCGCGTCTACGGCCGGACCGACCAGGACAAAAGTCGTGGCCGCCGCCGTACCGGTGTTGATGTACAGGTTCGCGTTCGTGTAATCGATCAGAAGCGAACCCTTGACGGCAACTCCGTTGAAGTCGCCGTTGGCCGGGGCGCCAGCCTTGACCAGCGGGCGCATGAGCGCAACTTCGGTCTCGTTGGCCGGGTTGTGCACGGACTGAGGCATGTCTGCCTCCCTTCAGTTACCTAGGAGGAAAGACTTACGCAGTCAGGTCAATGACGCCGAACGCGGTGGGGCGGATGTGCACCATGACCAGGCGAGTGTCAACCCGGATCGCCTGCTTGCCATGAATGAAGTCGTCCGCGTTGGTGTTGGTCACCTGCACGTCAACGCCGCGCTTCACACCGAGGAAGGCGTAGTTGGCGTAGTCACCAGTGATGAACGAACCCGCAACGGCTGCCTGAGTCTGCACGACCGGGACGCCCCACAGCACCGACGGAGCACCCGAGGTCGGGTTGCCGTAGATGTAGATGCCGTCAGTGGTCTTCAGCAGCGCAACCGGCTGCCAGTCAGCGGCGGTCACGAAGCCGACCGACGGCTCGGCGAAGCCGACCGTTCGGATCGTGGTGAACATCTTGTAGGCCGCGTCAATCAGGGTGTCAGCGCCCTTGTCCTGGGTGTTGATGCCGTCACGGTTGACCGTGCCGTTCAACTGGGGAGCGGTGCCGTTGCCCTGAAGGACCTGCTGATCGATCTTCTGCGCGAGCATGTTGCGGAGACGCGCGTTGACGTACGCCTCAGCGCCCGCCTCGTCCTCAAGCTGCTCGTCGGTGACGGGGAGCCAGGTGCCGACCTTCTGGACCAGTTCGGAACGCTCGGCCAGCGCGAGGGCAGACTCGGCGTACAGTCCACCTTCAAGGATGCCTGCGGCCGCGTTCGTGTACGTGGTCTCTTCCATGTACTTGTACGCAACCTGAGTCACCGGAAGGGTCACCAGGTGGTCGGTCACGGACGGAGCCGGAACCATCGGCTTGAGAGTCACCAGGCCCGAGCGGGTGGACTCAGGGGCCCAACCGGCGGTGGTCTGGAACAGCGTCTTGGTGTCAACGTCCAGGTGGGAGACGTGGCCCTTACGCGAACGCGAAGCGGACTTCGCGAACAGCGCGCCGATGCTCTGGTCACCCTTGACGATATGGCCGCTCTCGGCGCCCTTGCGCTCGGCGTCCTCTGCGGCGTACTCGTCGGCGACGGCAGCGGCGTTGCCGAGAGCCTTCATGGCCTCAACGTCGGCCTTGAGGGGCGCAAGCTCCTCGTTGCGGGCGCGAATCCACTCCAGCTTGTCGGCCTTGCTGCCGGACACGGACTTGATCCGGTCCATGTCGTACACGCCACCGTCGGCCTTGGCTTCCTGCATGACGGCGAACAGTTCCTTGCGCTTGGCGTCAAGCTTGCCTTGCGCGTCCTTCAGTCCGGGGAAATCAGTCATTGCCCTACTCCGTTTCGAGTGTTTCGGCGAGGCTCGACAGCCACATGGCGTCAAGCTCTTCGCCATCGGCGTCGGCCTCTTCGACCTTGCCAGCGATGATGGTTGCCAGAGCTTCAGCGGATGCCTTCAGCTCTGTGAGAGCGTCGGCGTTCACCTTCGAGAGGGAATCGCCGTTCTCGGCGCGTAGGGCAACTACCCGTTCGGCGCTCTTTACTGCACCCCTCACCGCAACTACGGCGAGAGAAATCTCTTCGTTCAGTGTCGGACCTGAACCCTTCGCGGATACCGTTCGAGTACCCTCACCCGCTCCGCGAAGAACGGGTGACACCTCATGTACGGACATGGACTTGAGGACTCGAACCGACTTGCCCTCATGCTCACCAGGTGAAGAATCGAGTACGTCGAAGCCGTATGACCACTCCCCCTTGGAGCCAAGAGCCTTGACAACTTCGAAGGTGTCCCTTCCGCCCGTGGTGTTCATGAAGAACTGACCCTTCATGACTACCTTGTCGCCCACTTCATGGATAGTGCCCTTGCCGACCGGCAGCGCACCCTCCCACGACTTGTGACCGTAGGCGGAGATAACAACCTCGGCGCCCTCTGTGAACGCACCCTTCACGGTTACGTCGTCGTCCTTGTCCTTGACGTTCAACGTAGCGAAGACCGCTTCAACTTCGCCCTTCGTCTCGTCCTTGATTTCGACCTGGCCGAGCGTCTTCTTATCCACCTGAGCCACCTCCGGGCTTCGGTTTGCCCGATGCGGGCTTCGGTACGGGCGGCTTTGCCGCTGCGGCGGGCTTCGGTGGGGCCGCTGGCGGCTTGCCAGCACCGGCCGGGGCAGGAGTGCCACCCGACCCGGGAGCGGCCATCAGAGGCTGACCCGTGGGGGACCAGTCGGTGACAGGCTGGTCCGGCGTGACGACCAGCTTTGCGAGGTCGTTCTTCTCGACCGCATCGCGCGCCGATTCCTCGGTGAACCCTGCGGACACAAGTGCCTGCATGGTCTGAGCCTGAAGCTGAATGATCCGGGCCATGCCTTCGGTCTCTTCCAGCTCGTTCTCGGGGTCAACCGGCGGTTGCATCTGCACGGACACAAGGCCGGTGTGCTGGCCGAGCAGCTTCCGGATGTCGTTGGAGAACACGGCGTCAACGGCGGCATCGGGCTTGTAGCCGGACTTGATTGCGCTGTCGACACTATTCATGTCGATACGCATGATGTTCGCGCGGTCTTCCTGGTCCTCGCGGAGGAACGCTATGCCGTCTTCGTCCCACCAGAGGACGGAGTCGGATGGCACGTCCACCAGGACGGCCAGCGAGGAAGCGGCGTTGCGCCACAGGTAGCGGATCGTCCCGTCGGCGAACCGGCGCCGATTGGCTGCCATGTTGCCGGAGTTGAGCGCCGAGCCCTGCATGCCTTCGGAGAACCCGACCCAGGAGGCGGGGACACCGGCGGCGGACGCTATCCGGGACTCGCCCTTACCGATGACGGCCGAGAAGTCCATGGACTTGAAGTCGTGGGACAGGGGCGTCACATCGGCGCCGCCCATGAGGAACAGCGTCTTGTAAGCATTCCACGCGCCCTGATGGGACCCGTTGAACTTCTCCACGAATTCCGCGAAGTCCTCGGGGTTCGTGTCCTTGTCGAACGTGACCGCCATGTTGGGGACAGCGGCGTTGTCGAAGAACGCGCCCTTGTGCTTCGTGGCCGACTTGTCCGCCTCCACCTCTCGGAGGATCGGGGTCAGCCACGACATGCCACGGAACCGTGCGATGGGGTCGGGTACGGGCGCGTAGTGGACGATCTCGTTCGTCGCCAACAGCACCTTGTCCGGGGCGTTGTCGCCCTGCGGCTGGTAGGTGATGCCCATGAGCTTCGCGTCGGCAGCCCGGATGTTCCCGGACTTGGAGCCGATGATCATGGTCACCCAGTCCGGACGAAGCCGCACAAGCCGTTCTCCAGGCTTCCCCTTCGCGGCATTACCAAGACGCCCGGCGTCGTCCGCCCGGGTCCACCAGGAGTTGCCAGCGAGGCTTGCGTCCTGCTCCATGCGGGACAGGAGGTCGCCGGTCGTGCCACCCTCCCACGGGGTCTCCAGGAGGTTCAGGGCCTGGCTCCCGTGCAGCTTCCCCGACGCCTTGTTCTTGAACGTGAACACGGCTTCGGAGAACACGAACTGCCTGGCCTGTACGCACGCGAAGACCGGCCCGGACGCCTTGAACGCGCCCATCACGTAGCCCTCGAAGTCGTTCCCGATCATCTCGCGGTCGGTCCACGCGGTTCCGCCGAACGGCTCGAACCTGTTGAGCGGATGTTCCGGCGAGAACATAGACGGCATGCGGCCGTCCCAACCGCCGGAGCGGAAGTTCTTCAGGAAGGATCGAACTCCCATATCATCACGCTCCCCATGCTGCCATCGGTTTCGGTCGCTTCTTGTGTGAAAGTCGCTTGTGGCCCCAGAACGCATTGGTTGCGGCGACCAGGGGGCAGATATCCGCCGCCGGGTTCCGCTTGTCCCATGCCCAAAGGTCCGCGATATCCCGCTTGTCGGCGTTCGCTACAGCGGTATTCAGGTCGGCTTGCGCCATGTGGACGAGGTACGGGGGCGGGCCGTCCTTCTGCGGGATCACAGCGGAGTAGAAGTCGCCGCACGCGCCCGCGTGTTCACGCATCAGCGGGTGGATCATCTTGACGTGCGCCTTTTCCAGCTCGTCAACGTAGGTCACCGCTTGGGTTCCCTTGTCGATGACGAACGTCGAGTTGCGGTAGCGGTCGGCGAGTTGCTTGATTCTCGGAACCACCCAGTTGGTACCCGGGCGGTAGTCGAGGATGTCGTCCGCGTTGCCGGTGATCTCGACGTGCGTCTTACCTTCGCCATTGTCACCGGCGACGGCGATGCACGAATACCGGCGGTCCGGGGTGGTGTCCACGGAGAACGTATACTGCCCCTGGATCTTGGACAGAGGGTCGGTGCGGGCCATCCACGGGTCCTTGCCGATGATCCGCCAAGCCTCGCCCTCAACGGGCCAGTCACCTATGGACAGTCGCTCCTGATTGAACACATCCGGGTCCATGCCGGTGAACTCGGAGCGGATGTTCTCCTCTTCGAGCCGGATGCCTAGCCCGGGGTTCGCCTTCGCCCACGCCAACAGGCTGCCCCTGTCGTCGTGGTCGGTGCAGCCCTTGTAGCACATCACGTTGTGGCCGTTCGCGGACCACTCGGCGAACAGCAGCCGGGGGTCAGAGCCTGCGATGCCACGATCTCGGGCTCGCCCGAAGTGCTCCGACTCGCGGTCACCGGCCGAACCGGCGTACATGATCTGGACGTCGGGCCTGGCGGCCGTGGCGGGGAGCATGGCGCCTACCATCTCCTTTTTCAGGATCATGGCTTCGTCCATCACAAGCTTGTCGATGGAGAAGCCACGGGCGGCGCCCTTGGTCCTGGTCTTGAAGATGAGCCGCTGGCCGCTGACCAGGGTCACGGACTCGTCACCGTGGGACCACTTGATGCCGCCCCGGGCCAGCTCGCCTTTCAGCTCGTCGGTCCCGGAGATCAGGGACTCGATCCTCTGGAAGTGCTCCTTGGATGTGGCGAATTCGTGCGCCGAGTGACAGATGACCTTCGCACCGAGGATGTACAACCAGGCAAGTTCCAGGGCTTCCATGATGGAACCCTTGCCGTTCTGCCTCGCCACAATGAGCGCGATCTCGTACGCGGACGAGCGGCGCATCATCTTGTCAAGGATCTCGTTGTAGTACCAGCCTTCGGGCTTCTCGGCCAGCACCTTTTCCACAACCCACTGTTGCCAGGGATCGAGGAACAGACCGGCCATTTCAGCCAGCTGAATAGCGGCCGCCCCCGGGCTTGCGATTCCCAGCTCGCCGTACCGCAGACTTTCCGGACAGTGGGACAGGCGGGGCGTCTGAACCCCCATCAAGGATTCCTGTGATGCTGGCAAGACGATTCACCTTCCCCTCTTCAGGCAGCGCTTCGATCTCGGCGAGTACCGTCTGAAGACGCAGGATGAGCGAAGCCTGATCACCGGTCCGCAGCCTTGAATTCTCGCACGTCTTACACAAGTTGGCTTCGAGTTCGTGGGCGATGTGATCCCGGATGGCTTCGAGCTGCGTACGCCGGTCGCCCTTGACCGCCTCCGACAGGGGCACGCGGCTCGTCTCGTCTATGGTCACGTCGCCCCCTTCCAGCGGATCTCTGTAGGCACCGCCACGGCGCGAACCTCCCGGGCCACATCCTTGCCGCGCACCTCGGGTTCCACGATGATCAACCGTTGCCGGGGCGCACCGAAGTAGATGCCCTTCTGCCCGGCGTGGCCGGTGGCATGAGCAGTCTCCGGGCGCACGGTGATCCGCACGGTGGCGGAGTAGGCGTGCCCGATGGCTGAACCCTTGCCGGTGGTCTGCAAGTTGATCGAGTTCGGGGCGTACGAGGTTCCCGTGCCGTGCACGGTGGCCGGTAGCACGGTGATCCGCACGGTGGCGGAGTAGGCGTGGCCGGTGGAGGCAGCATGCCCAGGGAAGCCCTGTACGGTCGTACCGGCCGTTGAGGGCTGCGGTACGGCCGTGGTGGCGTGCGCGGTGTCGGTGGTCGCCGAGACGCGCACAGAGGGGCTGTGAGCGACGCCCAGCGCTGTTGCGTTACCGGCTGGCGCCAATGTCGTCGGCGCGCTGCCCTTGATTGCGAACGTGATCAGCGCTTGCCGCATGGCCGTCTGGAGAGTTCCAGACATGCCAGTTGACGCACCCGCCGTAAGCTTCACACCGTCCAGGATGGTGATTCCGCCACCCTGAGACCCGCCCGTAGTCGTTCCAACGATTCCCCGGTTAGAGGAGCGCCTAGTTACGCCTTGCAGGCTGGCGCTGGTGATGTTTCCAGAATCCGGGGGCTGTATGCCACTCTGGTCTGTGGTCATCACGGTTACTACCATCTGCTTTGTATCAGTGGTGGTAACCCCCGGTGCAGACACCGTAGTTGTAGCAGTTCCTGCCACAGATCCAGCAGTGGCAGCGAACGGACTCGAAGGGTCCGTGTTCCTGTACGCATGAATAATTGCGCACGTATGGTCACCGGTATCAGCTACCGTAGGATCGGAATCACTACCCGTAGCATACTTGTAGAAGACCGTATTCCTGGTGCCGTTGGTGCCGCCAGAGTCCTGCGCCGTCGCGGCAAGGGTCCAACCCGAAGGCGCCGTTGCCGCCTGCCCCGTGTTCGACTCGACCAGGAGGAGCAGAAGGTCACCCGAGAGAACAGCGTCCGGGATAGTGGGAGTTACCGTGCTCGCACTGGACATGAAGCCCGAAGCGCTGAAGCCCATCCACGTGGGCGCGGGGGTAACCGTACCAACGTTCAGCTCGATCGTACGAGAAACGCTCTCGGACGGCGTAGCAGACGAACTAGTCGATATGCCCACATCCGAACCAGGTCCAGCGAACGGGGAGTCAACCGCGTCGTAGAGCTGAATCGCGTGCGAAACTGCGCCGCCAGAAAAGAAGTTGGCGTCATACCGCTCAGTTGCACCGGAAGACGTAGAACCCGTAATGGACGACGTTGCGCGGGTGTTCCTCGTATACACGGTGAACACGTTCGTTCCAGTGAACGTAGACGTAGGGCCCGTTACAGTGGTCGTGGCGCCATCCGAATGCTCAGCATGACCGCTAATAGGCGTGGCGTTGTCCACACCCCGGTAGGCCGAGATGCCCGCAACGGCGGCGCTTGACCCACCAGTCCAAGCGAGCGTGTAGTTGGCGCCGTCTCCGGACACCACCTTGTACCAGCAGCCTGCCTGCATGCCGCTGGTCGTCTCTACGGTGAGCAACGTCCAGCCTGAAGGCGTCGTGTATACCGGAGAGCCGATGGTGCCTACCGAAGCCGTCATGATCAATACGTCGCCGTCAGCGACGCTTGCAGGCTTCGGAACGGAAAGGCTATTGACCGCAGCGCCCGTACCCGTAGAAGCGGTAGCCGAGCCGACGAAAGTAGGTACGAAAGTCACGTCGGCTCAACCCCCATCACCTTAAAAGTTGTACGTTGCGGTCTGAGAAACCGTACCGTACAACTTCGGCAGCCTCTTACACGGTTATGTCGAAGATGCCCGACGCGTTCCACACGATGGTGAACGTGCCAGCCGTGACCGACTGCGAGCCACCAAAGTAGTGGTAGGAGATGCCCTGATCGGCGACCGTGCCAGCTGTGATCGCATCGTCGTACACCAGGCACCCGAACACCGCAGCAAGCGTTGCCGCCGTCGTGTTCGACAGGTCGTCCGCGTCGAACTTGATGACGCCCGCCGAAACCGTGGCCGTCTTGTTCGACAACGCAAGCCCCACCGCAGGCCAGTTGGCATGCGTAACCTGGTTCGCCGTGACCCACTGGCCAGCGTTGTAGCCCTGGTTCGCCAACGTATCGGACTTGTTCGGCGTCGGAGTCGTGCCATACAGGGCCACCATGACCGAATCGGTGGTCAGCCCGGCGAAACCGGTGCCGCTCTTCTTCACCATCTGCAATGGCCACTGGTCGAGAATTGCGCTAGTGCTCCAAGTCATGAGCGCACACCGCCTTTCGCTTGCGCCTTCGGGGCCAACACGGCCAGGTCGTTGGAACCATCCGGCCGCCGGGTCTCCACAGCCATCACGGGGCGGCCGGAGTCGTCCAAGGAGACCTTCTCAGTGCCTACGTAGTCCTCACGGAGCACCGCCCGAACCTCTACGGCCCCGACATCCTTAGCGGGCACCATGGGGGCCGTCAGGCCGCTCAGCCCCCCGCACGCGTGCATGCGGGAATGCGGCCGAGACTCCGTAGTCGTATCCGTCGCCGGGCAATTCGGACACGCCCAGCGATGTTGCGGGTTCAGGATAGGAATGTTCACTTCTCAGCCACCACCCGGATGGTAAACGTGCGCTCGGCCGTGCGGCCACTGGTAGTCGTGATCGTATTCGTAACCGTAAACGGGCGCCCGGCAATGCCAGCCGACAGCCACACGGTGGTAACGGTCTGATCGAACACGTCAGAATCCTTGGTAAGACCAGCCGAAAGGGTCCAAGTAGACGATGCGATCGTTTCCTCGCCCGTGAGGTACTTAGTCCACCGGAACTGGTAGTCAAGCACCTCGCCGGGTGTCTTCTCGAAGTCGTAGACAGCCATCGTCGCCTCATCCCTCCTGACCTGGGGTTTCATGCAAGCTGAAAATAGAGAGAGAAAAGGTTCCG